TCGAAACGTACTCTCAACAGTTCGCTTAGGCATGGAAGTTTTGCGGCATTCTGGCTACACAATAACAAGGGAAGACTTACTCGTGGCTGCAACCCTACTAGCTCAAAATTTATTCACACATGGTTACGCTTTGGGGAAATTATGAGGGGATCTCTCAGCGTGAAGTCAGAGATGGCGTTCTGTGCTTCCGTCGTGTGGCTGAACGCGGCATGGAGCCAAAAAATACGAATTCTCCCGAGTGGTGGGCGTGGCGCTGGTCCGCACATTTCGGCCTTTGCGAAGATGAGAATGAAATTGCCAGCGGCAATAGTGCATATGGTGCTCTGAACCTGGCTTTCCATATCGGATTCAAACATGTAGCTCTGGTGGGCGTTGACGCTACGCAAGAACTACGCGTTCACTCCGGCGGCACGCCAAAAAATCTAAGTCACCTGCCTTTGTTATTCCAGTCTGCGCGTGAACAGATTGACGTTGTTTCATGCGGGAAAATGGGAGGTATTCCGCAGATGACTCTTAAAGAATGGCTGAAGAATACATGATGGCACCCACAATTTATCACCGTATCGACGGTACCAAATACAGGAATGTCTGGGTTGTTGGTGATCTGCATGGTTGCTACACCAGACTGATGTCCGAACTCCATCGTGTGGATTTTGACCCGGCGCAGGATTTACTGATATCGGTCGGCGACCTTATCGATCGCGGTACTGAAAATGTCGAATGTCTGGAACTATTGCAGATGCCCTGGTTCAGGGCAGTGATGGGGAACCATGAGCGGCTGATGATTGATGCGTTAAGTCCAGATGGCAACGTGAATAACTGGCTAATGAATGGCGGACAATGGTTCTTCATGCTGGACACTGATCAGGAAATATTAGCCTGGGCGCTGGTGGAGCTGGTAAAGCGTCTGCCCTATATCATTGAGTTGAACACCGGGCAAGAAACTATCGTTATAGCCCATGCCGACTATCCGGATAATGAATACCAATTCGGTAAGGAGGTGCCGCTTTTCAACGTTGTCTGGGCGCGCGAGCGTATCAGTGATTCGATGGATGATATTGGTGGCGAAATTTCGGGCGCAGATCGTTTTATCTTTGGTCACACTCCGGTGAAAAGCCCGAAGACATTCTGGAATCAGCAGTATATCGACACTGGTGCCGTATTTTGCGGAAACCTGACATTGATGAAAGTGAAAGGTGATGGTGCAGCATGAAGATTGCTTTAGTTCTTCGCTCTGGTGGTGACTATAACGCTTCCGATGTGCAGTGGCTGGTTAATCAACTGCCAAAAGACTATGAAATTATTTGCCTGACAGACCTGAAGTGTTTACATGTACCTGGCGTCAAAGTTATCCCATTGATCAACCAGTGGCAAAAGTGCCGTGGCTGGTGGGCGAAAATCGAGTTGTTCCGACCGGATATAACCGATGATCTGTTCTATCTGGATTTGGACACGGTTATTGCCGGTGATATACGCCCAATCCTTGAGAATCCACCAACCAGCTTCACCATGCTTAGGGATTTTTACCATCCACAATATCGTGGTAGCGGTGCCCTGTGGATACCAAATAGTGTTAAAGCGCATATCTGGAGTTCATTCTGGCAAGATCCGGAAGGTTGGATTTCTCGTTGTGTCACTACTGAGTGCTGGGGTGACCAGGGGTTCTTACGAAAGGTTATGGGCGATGATACACCAGCATTTCAGGATCTGTATCCAGGATGGTTTGTAAGTTACAAGGCCGATGTTGTGGAACCTGGTTCAAAATATGCGAGCGCGCGTTACTCCAGGGGGAATGGGGCATTACCAAAAGACTGCCGAATAATCTTTTTCCACGGCAAACCGCGACCTCGCGAAGTGTCAGAGGATTGGCTTCCCCTTATCAGCTCATTTTTTGAGCGAGAATCAGAATAATATTGCTCTAATAATTCCATATTTTTAAAACGTGATGTACACTCATCACGTTTTTTATTAGAGCAATCTACAAGGTGCACTATGTGGCCATTCCGACGGAAATATCACTACTGGCTGATCGCCTTTGTTACGCCGACCGGCGGTATCAGGCATGTCATCACCAGGTATCGCAACAAGAGACTCACCTTAGCCAGAATTTTACAGGCTGCCATAGGTGAGGGACTGGATACAAATTGCGTAGTCCTTCCTCCTTCATACTTAGGAAAAATGACCGAAGCACAAGCTAATACGGAACTTTGAAATGATCACTTCAGCACAAAACCAATCAATCGAAAATGTATCTATCCCGGATGTCCTGAATGCCGGTATCCCGGCCATTATCCAGAACATCCGGGCCGCGCAACGCCGCGTTAGTTGTGATGACCTCACAGCACGTTTTTTTGATAATGCGGTTCAGTCAGCGGAGATGCTTCACGCACAGCTTATTGATGTTTATAACGCAGAAGCTGATAGCCATAACTCCCTGGTAGATGCAGCTGAAAATATGCAGTTGGATCTCGGTCTGAAGGGTAAAGAAATTGAAGAGCTTCAGCTGCAAATTGAACATTTGAAACGCCAGCAACAGGACGCGATCGACGATGCGACGCATGATGCCAACCAGCGTGCTGATAATGCCGAACGTATAAGCATTGAGCTGGAAACAAAACTCAATGAAATGACCGCGATGGTTGAACTGCGGAACTCACAGATTTCAACGCTAAAATCTCAATATAAAGAGATCATGAAACTTGATCCTTTTAACCTTGAGAAACGCTATAACAAAGCTAAAAGCGAGCGACAGGAACTGCGTAAACAGGTCGCCGACCTTAACCAACAGCTCAAAAAAACTATTAAAGATGCAAGCGAAGCGCGCGTGGCATTTGCTAATAAAAAAGCAGAGGTTACCGCGCTGGTTAATGAGAATGCCAAATTTGCGACGCTCAAGAAGGAAATGTATGGCATTACTGAGCGCCGTTTCCCTGCAAGCAAACTTCATCCGACGTTAGGGCAAATCTCCTTCTTCCCGCGCCTCCTGGCTTATGGGATCTCATCGCCTAAAGAGTTCAATAACGAGCGTCCTTATATCGTTTCTAAGCTGGACTTTGCTTATCAGTTCTGCTGCGACATGGGCTATGCCATTGATATCCGAATCAACGAATGGTTGATGCCAAACTTCCAGCCGTTGGCAATTTTCCGCGAGTTCCAGCCGGAAGGTTGGGTAGAGTTCTTCCATGAATTGATCTGTAAAGAGATGGAAAGCCGCCGCCCGGAATTGGTCCGTCGAGTTGAGTGGGCGCAAGAGGTTATGTTGGCAGATGCAGAGCTGCCGTTCGAACCGGAATTCATTGATGATCTGGCAACTAAAGGGTTGCATACCCTGTTTGATGTGGTTACCCGCCGTCATGAGCAGTTGGTTGTCGAATTGGGTTTAGAGGAAACAGCGGCAAGAAGACTTCTCGATGTTTGTTATGCACGTAGCGATGCATGGGAAAAAGAGAACGGCGGCACTATTTACGTTCGCTGATAGTTACAGTGTCACTTTTAATGCTGGTGGAGTGCGCCCACCAGCATTTTTTTCGTCCAATGAGGAGGGCATTTGAGTATTTTCAATAAACACGCACACCCGGAACGTCCGTACATCGTCATAGTAGATATTGATGGGACGATATCAGAGGCAACGGAAGACAGGCTGCATTTACTTCCACCACCTGGCAAAGGTGCATTAACAGAGCACTGGAACGAGTTTAACCTTGCCTGTGACACCGATACTCCCATCACTCCAGTTATTGATATGGTGCGCCAGTTATTTAACGTTTACACGGTCTGGTTTGTAACCGGGCGCTGTGAGATCGCAAGGGATAAAACACGAGCCTGGCTGCGGAAGTACGTAACAAACGGGGCTGAGCCTTTGCTATCTATGCGTCCTGCCACCGATGACAGAAATGACGGCCCAGCAAAGATTGATCTCCTTAAGAAAATTGGTCTAAGTAAAATCGCGTTCGCGCTGGAAGATAAGATTGAAGTGGCGCGTGTTTTCAGGAGGCACGGCGTGCTTACGTTAATGGTCAGGGAGTATGAATATGCGCTTCTTCATCAACAATAATTGCTCTAATAAATCTTGATTTTTAAAACAGAGAAAGTGAAAATAAAAACATGCCGCAAGGCGCGGCATGTTTCCAATCAATCACAGGAGCTGAAAATATGAACACGGCATTCAAAATCATTATGGCCGCGATCTATTTCTGGCTGTTCTCTATCACTTTTGGCGGCATCGTCGCGCATGGGTAAGGGGGATGCATGAAAGGCGAAGTGAAAGAGCGCGGCATGATTTTCAACGATGAGATGGTCCGGGCCATCCTCGAAGGAAGGAAAACGCAGACGCGGCGGATAATGAAAAATCAGCCTGCGGAAGTTGGTCCAGAAGCACCAGTGATGGTTAGAAAAATTGGTGCAGGTTTTCAGTGGTACGGGGCTGATGGTGTAAGCAGTGTTTTCAATTGCCCATTTGGTATCGTCGGCGATCGAATTTGGGTTCGTGAAACATGGGCGATATTAGGCAATGAGGATGGTTGCAGTGTGGACTGGAACGACAACCTTTGTCGTGGCGATGAGAAGAACGCAGCAAGGATTTATCGGGCCAGTTGCGAGCAAAAACCTGGTGATTACGGCTTATGGTCGATACCCGATGATGCCGACTGGAAACCTCACACTGTGAATGAAAAGTTTGATGGTGGGTGGCGTCCATCAATTCACATGCCGCGATGGGCATCACGCATTCTGTTGGAAATTACCAACGTGCGCGTTGAACGGTTGAACGATATCAGCGAATGCGATGCAAGGGATGAGGGCGTTCCGCCTGCTGGAAGTTTGCTTCCTGATCACCCGGGAACATTCCTTACTCCCAAGGGGGATTTCGCAATGGCCAAGGTTGCGTTCCAGCGCCTGTGGGAATCCATCTACGGCGAAGAAAGCTGGAGTGCTAATCCCTGGGTTACGAGGCTGGCAACTATCCGGACATTCCGGATAGTTCGGTGCCAGCGAAAGGAAAGGGCGTCCCCGGTGAACGTATCCGAATTAAGCCGCATGTTTATCGCGAACTGGTTAACCGCCTCCACGATACAGCGGTCAAGTGTGCTGGCACCCAGCAATTACGAGAAAGAATTAGCCGTGTTTTGGGCGACGTTATTACGCCAGATCATCATAAACAAGCCGAGAAAAGTGACCTAGAAAGGTGTCACCTTGAGGCGGCATTAAACATTAAGCCGGGGCATACGCTTGGCATTATCGATGCTCTGTTGGTTCATAAGATGGCCATGGCTTTATTGCCGTTGGTGGATGCTGGCGATACAAGCGAGGGTGAAGTATGAGAGTTGCAGATCACATCAAACACCTTGAAAGAATTATCGAAAACGGTGAACTCTTAAGAGATCAGATGAGACGCACGGCAGAAGTCAGAGAGGCGATAATCCGCAGTCAGGCTGGTAAATTAAAGCAATTGTCAGAGATTAACGCGCTATACAAGAACAGACGTAACCGGGCGGCGCTGCGGCTTCAGAAAGCACGTAATGAAATTAAATTGGTGGAGGCAAAACTGAAAAAACAGATTCAGCGTTACGATCAGCAAGATGCTTTTTATGCCGCCATCAAGGCGGCTGCTAATGAAATAGGCATCTGGAAGTTGCTGGTGGAGAAAGCAAAGACGAAGTTAAATGCCAACGAAAGCTGAACTACAGGTACCCACCAGCACATACAGAAAATGATTGTTTCCACATCAAGGAGATTTTAATGTTTCACTGAAACATTAAGTAAGCCAGTGCATAATTCCATTTTTTACTGACCTTAAAAGCAAAATCAAAACGATGATGAGGATAATAGCCAGAATCTGGCTAATAACAGGCGCATCTAAAAATGCACTCAGGAACTGAAAAAAAGCAGTCATTAAGGTGGTTCCTTGTCAAATGTAAAGGAGCACTTGCTCACGTTGACGTAGAAACCCAACCCTTATATAGTTGGATTCGGTGAAAGAAAGTCGTTAACGTGAGCTTACGGCACATGTTTTCGGAACAACATCAGGGAACGGCTAATTCCTTGATGCGGGTGGGGTCTGTAATGCAGACCCTATCTATTAACGTCATGATTGCATCTCAAATTTTCTCCTTATCTTCATTAATCAAAATTCATTTCATTTGTGAAGCATCACAATATTTAGAAAATGGCCCTCTTGCAAGTGCATAACTTTGTGGATAAATCAGGAAGAAAAAAGTTGATTCTGCGCACGGCAAGGCAGATAAGCTGTGCACAAAAATCAATGGGAGAAGAAAAAAAATTAAAAGTTACTTTGCTGGTTAAATAATAGTCGTTACTCAATTATTCTGGATGGGATTTGATATGTACGATTGGAATATTGCAGCTAAAAGTCAGGAAGAACGGGATAAGGTTAACGTTGATCTGGCTGCCAGCGGTGTGGCGTACAAAGAGCGATTGAACATACCTGTCATAGCTGAACAGGTAGCCCGCGAGCAACCAGAGAATCTGCGCACCTATTTCATGGAACGGCTACGGCACTACCGGCAGTTAAGCCTCCAGTTGCCAAAAGGGAGCGATCCGGCATATCAGAAAGATGATGCCGTAAAGAAATAGCGGTAGTTAACCGTTTTGAACTTCTCGTATCCTGGCAATGACAGCTTCATGCTGGGCTTGGATAGCGGCTTTTTCGTTTTCAAGTCGGGCAATAGACATCTCTAATTCTTTGCTGTACCAGGCGAGTTGGGCCAGGTTCATCCGGTTGTGGTCGAGAGTTGGAGACACTTCGACGCGATCCCTTTCTTCCTGCTTTAATGAGAAGAGATTCATCTCATCCCTTGAGGAAAATTCAGCAACAATTTCTTGTTGATGATCCGGTCGCTGCGGCATCCTTGCCAGTATAAATGGCGGTTCTATTGAAAACATGAATGACGGTTTAGACCGTGTTTTGACCCATCTAGCTTGCTGTTTTTCGGCAAGTTCACAGGCTTCATCATAGTTATCTACAAAACCAAGCACGGATGGACGGTCCCACGCGCCACCGTTCAGACAATAAACAACAATTTTCCCGTCAGGTTCTGTAACTCCATAGGGGTGGTCCCACCAGGCGTCCAGATGGGCTTTGGAGCGTTTCTCGTTAGGAGTGCAGTCAAAATTTTTGGGCAATGCAGGATCGAGAGGAATGCGGGCAGGCATGGCTAATTCCTTATTAATTGATTAGTTACGAGGTTACGCTGATCCAGCGGTGATGAATAGTAGCAAAGCGCACAAAGTCATCAGAGGGGTTAAGCTCCATAACGCGTTTGCACCAAAGGTGTCTCTTTAATGTATACTGTATAAATGAACAGTATTATTGAGGTGAAAACGCTATGGGCTTCCCTTCTCCTGCGGCGGATTATGTTGAAAGCCGAATTTCTCTTGATCAGCAACTAATCAGGCATCCATCAGCAACCTACTTCATGCGGGCAGCTGATAGCCATCACCGTGAGGGAATATTGCAGGGTGCTTTGCTGGTGGTTGATTCCTCGCTTACTCCGGTTGATGGTTCTCTGCTTGTGTGCGCTATGGAGGGTGAATATCGCATAAAGAGATACAGGAAGTATCCGCGCCAGCACCTGGAGGATTTAAGCACCGGGAAGAAAGAGGCGTTACCAGTAGATGACGATGGATACACGGGCAGTAATGCTGTTTTTGGTGTGATCACTCATGTCATCAATGATGCCCGAAGTGGGGAATTTGATGATTGTCCGGTTATTTAAGCTGCAAAGTGCTGGTGCTTTATGCCTGTGAAGTTTATAATTGTGTACACATAACGAGTACACGAGGTGTTTATGCAATCCATTAACTTCCGTACCGCGCGTGGCAACCTTTCTGAAGTGCTCAACAATGTTGAAGCCGGGGAAGAGGTTGAAATCACCCGCAGAGGCCGTGAGCCAGCAGTAATTGTCAGCAAGGCTACTTTCGAAGCCTACAAAAAAGCGGCGCTGGATGCTGAATTTGCATCCCTGTTTGACACCCTGGACTCCACCAACAAGGAACTGGTTAACCGATAATGAGGCATATATCACCGGAAGAACTTATTGCGCTTCATGATGCGAATATAAGCCGCTACGGCGGCCTGCCGGGAATGTCTGATCCGGGTAGGGCAGAGGCCATTATCGGGAGAGTTCAGGCCAGAGTTGCCTACGAAGAGATCACCGACCTTTTCGAAGTCTCCGCCACCTACCTGGTGGCTACAGCGAGAGGGCATATATTCAATGATGCCAATAAGCGTACCGCGCTAAACAGTGCGCTGCTATTTCTACGCCGTAACGGGGTGCAGGTATTTGATTCACCTGAACTGGCAGACCTTACTGTAGGCGCTGCGACTGGCGAGATATCTGTATCTTCTGTCGCCGACACGTTACGTAGATTGTATGGTTCTGCGGAGTAGATTAATGGCACGCAAATACAACAAATTGTCCCGTGAAGCGTTAAAGATGCTTCTTGATGGCGTGAGTCGCCGCAAGGTAAAGCAATACCTGGTTGGTAAGCAAATTGGAGTCAGGACCGCTATTGCTGTGTTATGCCGTCAGGAAATGGTTGTGCTTAAACAGAGAATGCCGGGCAGCAGATAAAGCCCAATCAGTGATTAAAGGTGTGATGTGAAAGCCGTAATTACTCCCTTTGTACAGAAAGAGCTTGGCCTCGCCACGTTCAAAGTGGATCAGGAGGTCAGAAAGCTGGTGGAGGCTGGCCGTAAATTTATTATGGAGCCGGTGCCGCGTGAGTTAATCGAGCACATGGAAGACGGCCTCGTTGTTACCGAGCAAACCATGGCAACAAATGAGGCGTTGCAGCCGTTTTTTAACAGCGATGAACTGTTTCGCCGTATTGGTGGAATTGACGCGCTGGTGGCGTGGTTGCGTAGGAAAGAGGGTCAATGCCAGGCCGCAGATCGTAGTTGGTGTGACAACCATATTGTCCACGCTGAACGAGACAATAGCGCGGTGTTGTTGTGCTGGCATCACGATAACCATTACCGGATGCGTGGTTTTAATGAGCTGAAAGAAACGCTGCACAATAATCGCGTTAACTGGATACTGGATGTCGCCCGTCAGGAAATGGGCCTTTCAAATAGCCATGATTTAAGTATTCAGGAGCTGTGCTGGTGGGCTTTCATGCGCAACATGATGCACCTGATGCCGGAAGAAGTCTGCCGCATATCAATAAATAAGATGAAGGCTACTCCGCAGGATAGCGGACCTCTGAAAGAGGCGGATATTCGCCCGTATGACGATCGCGCTACAGCATATGTTCAGATGATGGAAGAACGCGCCGCGCCGATGCGTGCAAAAGTATGCCCTGTGGATGTTGACTCCGACCCTGGCATGGCGCATTTCAAAATACCAAAACTGCAATCGCTAAAATTACCTGAGTACATGGACTTTGTTGCTTCCCGTCCATGCTGTGGGTGTGGAGCTGCGGGAGCTGGCGCTCACATTACGCCTTATATCGTTCGTCATAGTCGATTATGCGCGCATGACATTTACGCAATTCCTCTGTGCCAGTCATGCCAGCGTGATATTGAGCGTGACCGCGATAATTGGGAGAAGACGCACGGTAGGTTGGCGATGCATCAACGATTGTTCTTTGATTACGCGCTTGGAGTGGGCGTTATCACAAGTCATTCGTCGAGTGTTAGATAAAATTGCTCTAATGTATTGCCATTTCTTTAATCGAGGGTATTATATTCCACGTTGATTAGTTGACATGGGCTAATCAGTAGGTGACAGGATGTTACTTAACTGGCAGGGACGCCACTTCATGGAAATAAATCACTCACGAATAACATCGTACGAGATTGCGGATTACATGATCCGCACTAAATCTCTTCTATCAGCGAAAGAACTCGCAGCAATTCTTGAAAAGGAATACCCGCATCTGGATGTCGATAAGCGCGATGTTTATCTGCGCTTAAAGGCTATCGCTGTGTCTAAGTATTCGTCTGTTTTGATAGATGACAGTACACGCCCACGTAGATTTCAGATCCACTCTCTGAATCCTGAATTCTTTCGCCGTAGCCGCGCTCCGCGCCGGTTTGATGAAAAACTCCAGAACGAACTCTATATGACGCAGGACGAAAAGGAACGCCGGGAGCACCAGCCTTGGGTAATGGCGCGTCAACTTTTCAATAAGGTGGCCCGTCAGCACCGTCATTACGGTAATGCCACATCCGCACGTATCTGATTGATTGCTTGCCCGTTCCGGGCCTTTTGACATGTGACTTTCGTTACCCTCGCGTCAAAAAGAGTTTTTACGAAAGGAAGCATAAGTGACCTGGGACGATCACAAGAAGAATTTTGCTCGCCTGGCGCGAGATGGTGGTTACACCATCGCACAGTATGCCGCCGAGTTTAATCTTAACCCTAATACCGCACGTCGTTATCTCCGTGCCTTCAAAGAAGACACCAGGACTACGGACAGCCGCAAGCCAAATAAGCCAGTCAGGAAGCCACTAAAAAGCATGATCATTGATCACTCTAATGATCAACATGCAGGTGATCACATTTCGGCTGAAATAGCGGAAAAACAAAGAGTTAATGCCGTTGTCAGTGCCGCAGTCGAGAATGCGAAGCGCCAAAATAAGCGCATAAATGATCGTTCAGATGATCATGACGTGATCACCCGCGCCCACCGGACCTTACGTGATCGCCTGGAACGCGACACCCTGGATGATGATGGTGAACGCTTTGAATTCGAAGCTGGCGATTACCTGATAGATAACGTTGAAGCGCGGAAGGCCGCGCGCGCTATGTTGCGTCGGTCCGGGGCCGATGTTCTGGAAACCACTCTTCTGGAAAAGTCTCTTTCTCATCTCCTTATGCTGGAGAACGCCAGGGATACGTGTATTCGCCTAGTGCAGGAAATGCGCGATCAGCAAAAAGACGATGATGAAGGTACTCCGCCTGAATACCGTATCGCGAGCATGCTAAACAGCTGTTCCGCGCAGATAAGCAGCCTGATCAACACCATTTACAGCATCCGGAATAACTATCGAAAAGAAAGCCGGGAGGCGGAAAAGCACGCTTTATCTATGGGGCAAGCTGGCATTGTTAAGCTGGCATACGAACGAAAGCGTGAAAATAACTGGTCAGTGCTGGAAGCGGCTGAATTCATCGAGGCGCATGGAGGAAAAGTGCCGCCCCTGATGCTGGAGCAAATCAAAGCCGATCTGCGTGCTCCTAAGACCAATACCGATGATGAGGAAAACCAAACAGCATCTGGCGCTCCATCACTTGAAGATCTGGATAAAATCGCGCGAGAACGGGCCGCCAGCCGCCGCGCTGATGCGGCATTGTGGATTGAGCATCGTAGAGAAGAAATTGCCGATATCGTCGATACAGGTGGTTATGGTGATGTCGATGCGGAAGGCATATCAAACGAAGCATGGCTTGAACAGGATCTGGACGAAGACGAGGAGGAAGACGAAGAAGTTACCCGCAAACTGTACGGGGATGATGATTAATGGCCAGAAGTTGCGTAACGGACCCACGTTGGCGCGAGCTGGTGGCGCTATATCGTTATGACTGGATTGCGGCCGCTGATGTGTTGTTTGGGAAGACACCAACCTGGCAGCAGGATGAGATCATTGAGTCCACGCAGCAGGACGGCAGTTGGACAAGTGTGACCTCCGGCCATGGTACTGGTAAATCGGATATGACGAGTATCATTGCAATACTCTTCATCATGTTTTTCCCCGGCGCTCGCGTCATTCTGGTCGCTAACAAAAGACAGCAAGTCCTTGATGGTATTTTCAAATACATAAAGAGCAATTGGGCTACTGCTGTTAGCAGATTCCCGTGGTTGTCGAAGTATTTCATTCTTACAGAAACGTCTTTTTTTGAGGTGACTGGCAAGGGTGTTTGGACAATATTGATAAAGTCCTGTCGCCCCGGAAATGAGGAGGCGTTGGCTGGTGAACACGCCGATCATCTCTTGTATATCATCGACGAAGCGTCGGGTGTGAGTGATAAAGCATTCAGTGTGATAACAGGTGCGCTGACCGGTAAGGATAACCGTATTCTGCTTCTTTCCCAGCCTACGCGACCTTCAGGCTATTTCTACGATTCACACCACAGACTAGCTATTCGCCCGGGAAATCCTGATGGATTGTTTACTGCGATAATACTGAATAGTGAAGAATCTCCGCTTGTAGATGCAAAATTTATACGAGCAAAACTTGCGGAGTATGGCGGTCGTGATAACCCCATGTACATGATCAAAGTACGTGGTGAATTTCCCAAATCTCAAGATGGCTTTCTTCTTGGTCGTGATGAGGTTGAGCGGGCGACGCGGCGAAAGGTCAAGATTGCCAAAGGATGGGGCTGGGTTGCATGTGTTGACGTTGCTGGTGGCACAGGACGAGATAAGTCCGTTATTAATATCATGATGGTGTCCGGCCAGCGAAATAAACGCCGTGTAATCAACTATCGTATGCTGGAATACACAGACGTTACAGAAACGCAGTTAGCCGCCAAGATTTTCGCAGAATGTAATCCTGAGCGATTCCCAAATATCACCATAGCGATAGACGGCGATGGGCTGGGTAAAGCAACGGCGGATCTGATGTACGAGTATTATGGTATTACCGTACAGCGTATACGCTGGGGTAAAAAGATGCATAGCCGTGAAGATAAGAGCCTGTACTTTGATAAACGTGCTTATGCCAACGTTCAAGCCGCAGAGGCCGTAAAATCTGGTCGTATGAGACTGGATAAAGGTAATGAAACTATTGAGGAAGCGTCGAAAATCCCTGTAGGGATTAACTCCGCAGGTCAATGGAAGGTGATGAGTAAGGAGGATATGAAGAAAAAACTCAACCTGCACTCACCAGACCATTGGGATACATATTGTTTCGCTATGCTGGCGGATTATGTTCCCCAGGATGAAGTGCTTAGCGTCGAAGACGAAGCGCAGGTTGATGAAGCTCTGGCATGGCTTAACGAATGAATATTTGCTCTAATAAATTGTGTTTTTTAACTACCGATGTTACATTGAACCTGACCTCTTGCGCCTTGAGGCATTTTCGGTTTATGCTTATCAGGCACCTCATTAAAACGGGTGCCGGGATTGAGACCCCGGATAATGCAAAAGGCGACACAGACGCCAAAAGCGTCTTTTTTTGTGTCATGCCATCGCACAGCCATACGTAGCGTTTAGCTCAGAGATCAATGGTAGTGCTGGCTGGGCTGCCGAAAGGCAGGCCGGTTCCCTTTTGCGCCGGTAGTCTCAACCCAGTCAGTGCTACCGCCATTGAGATTGAGACCTCACGCGGTAGCTCCTTAAATTAGCAAAAGGAGGCTGCCATTGTGGCTACTATCCCTACCCCTGCTCATTCTGAATTTATCTGGCGCTTTTACTCCTGCCAAAAACGTCACTATCACTTCGTTATTGCACCGACAGAAGATGAGGCACGTTCTCAGCTTCCGGATGCTCCCTGTATTTTCTCTGCCCGCTTTTCTATCGATTCGCGCAATTCTCTCAGTTACTGGTGCCTCCCTGTTAACGCTTCTGCTCAGGAGGGACTATGAGAACGTCATTAGTCACCCGTGAAGAGATGATCGAGGCAATTGAACAGCACACTGCCTGTATCAGTACCAGGGATATACCGGGCGTTATTGCCAACTACTTCATGATCACCAAACAACTTTACCGGAGAAAGGACAAACACGCGGTTCACCGCATTCTGCTAACCGATATCCGTGAATACCTGCTCGAACAGGGTCATCTGAATTACGCAACCGTCGCAGCCGAAGCACGCAAGGAGGCACACAGAATGAAAGCAACTAACGTTAAATCAGAAAAAATTTATGCACCTTCAGTTCAGGAATCGGAACTGGTGGTTGTTCAGAATCAGCCGGATGAAATTCCCGTTCTGGAATGGCAGGGAGTACGTGTCGTGACAACCGAAACTCTTGCTAGAGGGTATGGGGTCGATGAAGCCAATATTCGCAACAATTTGTCTCGCAACCTTGACCGCTTTGAAGAAGGTAAGCATTACTTTCTTCTAACTGGTTTAAAATTAAGAGAATTTAAGAACAGAGTAACCGGAAGTTACTCTGTTGGTAAGAACGCCAGAAGCCTTACACTCTGGACAGAGCGCGGCGCTGCACGCATGTCTAAGATCGTGGACACAAATGAAGCATGGGCATTCTTTGAAAAACTGGAAGACAGCTACTTCCGGCAAAAAGAACAGCAACCGGTTGCAATCCCCCAAACATTACCAGAAGCCCTACGCCTGGCTGCCGAACTGGCTGAACAAAAGCAGCTTCTGGAACAGAAAGCCCACCAGCTAAATCAGCAGCTGGTGGCCGCCGCTCCTAAAGTCGATTTTGCCGACCGGGTATCAGTAGCTAAAGGGATCCTGATTGGGAATTTTGCAAAGGTCGTTGGACTTAAACAAAATGCGCTGTTTGCCTGGTTACGGGAGAACGGCATCCTGATAGCGTCCGGTGGACGTAAAAATGTGCCGTTCCAGCAGTACATCAACGCGGGGTATTTCACGGTGAAAGAAGTGGTGCTGGATGATGAAGATGGCTACCAGATACGGTTGACGCCTCAATTAACGGGTAAAGGCCAGCAGTGGTTGACGCGTAAACTGCTCGATGCTGGCTTGTTAAAACCGGTGGCGGCTGAATAATGGAAGAATGCCCGGTTGATGCCGGGCATAATTTATTGCGCGCTTTCGGGGTTGTCGTTTACTGGCTGCCCCTTCTTGGTTTTACGGCTGCGCGTAACTGATGCGGCTGACTTAACCTTTTTCTCTTCGCGAGTGATGGCAATTTGTTTTTTTACATTTTCAATATCTGCCAGGCGATATATTTTTGCTTGCGGCCAGCGGTCGCAGATGATCGGTTCTATGGAGTCATAAAGGCTAAATTTTGCTTTTTCGAATTCACCGTTGATGATAATTCCATCACGGAGAGTTTCATCGCAGATAAACACGCCACACAGTGGCACATGGTAACTAACTGATTTACCATCATTGTAGTTAGGGCTACTGGAAATGTAGTGGACGCGCAGCATTGTTTCGCTAAAGCCGTGTACACGCATACGGAATTTTTCATCCTCCGGGTACTGCTTCATTAGCTCTTTTGTTGCTTCCAGGTTCTCTATGTATTTCGCACTGTGCTCATTGATCCCCGCGCTTTTTTGGATGCGAATGTCCTTATCAATCAGATGAATAATGCGGCCAGCAGTCATGTTGACGCTGTTCACAGCTTCTGTCTGATAAGTCGTAACCTTACGCACACCGCGAAGGATGTTAGGCACTGGATATAAAATAGTCTTTGGGATATTGAGGTCTGGGTACTGTTCCAGTTCCCGCGCCATTAAAGTCCATTTATCAATTTCAGCCTGAATGCTGTCCGTTTCTTTGAACGGCAGAACGACAACCGGGCGAACAGGACGACCGTCGCTGGCGGCATCAACGTGTTGGGCGCGTGCAACAGCTTTTTTTAGAAAGAGATCCCTGAAGCTGACGAACTCCTGGTACAGTTGTTCGCCGTAGACATAATTTATCATTGATCCTCCTCCAGAATTGACATGGCCAACAACTCACAGCGGATTACACTGGGAGTTGTTGGCCACCATTATAGAAGGATCCAACGAAAATAATAGATTTATTAGTGCATTTATTGTGAGTCTGGCTGGTTAGTGGCCATGAGATATTCGATTGTGTCAGTGAGATCATCCAGGTCGTCTTGGGTGATGCGGTACTCCTGATTGGATATCTTTGAGTAGTGTTCAGCAATGGCGCGGGCAGCGTCTGTTTCGGCGGGGTCTACAGATAAAGCGTTAGAGCAATGTCTAACGTCGTCGATGGTTGGTTGAATGAAAGCCATAATTATGCCTCACTGTATTGACAACACAGAGCCTGAAGCTCTGACCTACTGTTTCACCCATGATCCATGCTGGGGTAATCTAACAACATTGCGCTGTGTGTAAGATGAGCAATGCATAGCTGTAATGCCGTTGTATAAGGTTTCCCTGTTTGCTCATTTCCTTCTGAGCCGCTCTACAACGCTGAAGACACATTAAATAGTGAATCCAAAGTCGTATTACGAAACGGCGGCAAAACTATAATTTATTAGAGCAATTGTCAAACAACTATGAAAAACAATCCAGTTTTTAGCTGGTGGAGTGGGATTTTTCTCTCAAAACTTATTGCTCTAATAATTCTTGATTTTTGTGCGCAGCTGGACGTAAACTCCTCTTCGGACCTGATAACTTCGTATAGCATACATTATACGAAGTTATATTAAGGGTTATTGAATATGATCAATTTACCTGTAAATCCATACAGTTCAATACCTTAGCAGGTCAAATAGTGATCACTTGATCATTTGATCAAGGTTGCGCTACGTAAAATCTGTGAAAAATTGGCGGTGTTAGTCCTACAGATTTCGCGTAGCGCACTTAGCACCACCAATCAATCAGAGGTGAAAAATGGGATATTCAACTGCTAAAGTGTCCACTCATCTTGAGCTTGAGAAAAACCGTGGTTACTGGCGGGCAAAAGGGTTTGATCGTGATAGTTGCCAACTGTCATTATCGCGCGGTGAAGAGAAAATAGAACGCACGCGCGGTCGCTGGCGTTTCTATGACGAGAACCATAAACAGGTAAAGGCAGAGCCGATCCTGTACACTTTACTTAAAACCATTATCTGAGTGTTAAATGTCCAATTTACTGACCGTACACCAAAATTTGCCTGCATTACCGGTCGATGCAACGAGTGATGAGGTTCGCAAGAACCTGATGGACATGTTCAGGGATCGCCAGGCGTTTTCTGAGCATACCTGGAAAATGCTTCTGTCCGTTTGCCGGTCGTGGGCGGCATGGTGCAAGTTGAATAACCGGAAATGGTTTCCCGCAGAACCTGAAGATGTTCGCGATTATCTTCTATATCTTCAGGCGCGCGGTCTGGCAGTAAAAACTATCCAGCAACATTTGGGCCAGCTAAACATGCTTCATCGTCGGTCCGGGCTGCCACGACCAAGTGACAGTAATGCTGTTTCACTGGTCATGCGGCGGATTCGAAAAGAAAACGTTGATGCCGGTGAACGTGCAAAACAGGCATTGGCGTTCGAACGCACTGATTTCGACCAGGTTCGTTCACTCATGGAAAATAGCGATCGCTGCCAGGATATACGGAATCTGGCATTTCTGGGGATTGCTTATAACACCCTGTTACGTATAGCCGAAATTGCCAGGATCAGGGTTAAAGATATCTCACGTACTGACGGTGGGAGAATGTTAATCCATATTGGCAGAACGAAAACGCTGGTTAGCACCGCAGGTGTAGAGAAGGCACTTAGCCTGGGGGTAACTAAACTGGTCGAGCGATGGATTTCTGTCTCTGGTGTGGCTGATGATCCGAATAACTACCTGTTTTGCCGTGTCAGAAAAAATGGTGTTGCCGCGCCATCTGCCACCAGCCAGCTATCAACTCGCGCTCTGGAAGGGATTTTTGAAGCAACTCATCGATTGATTTACGGCGCTAAGGATGACTCTGGGCAGAGATACCTGGCCTGGTCTGGACACAGTGCCCGTGTCGGAGCCGCGCGAGATATGGCCCGCGCCGGAGTTTCAATACCGGAGATCATGCAAGCTGGTGGCTGGACCAACGTAAATATTGTCATGAACTACATTCGTAACCTGGATAGTGAAACGGGGGCAATGGTGCGCCTGCTGGAAGATGGCGATTAGCCGTTCATTTGCGCTTGATTGCTCTAATTATTTGATATTTATGGTGACGCATGCGGAAGGATTTCAAAATAGACGGAAAATATGTGGTGCTGTCTGTAAGCTCTCAAATTCAGTCACCATCTGTCATTGTCACCGTAAAGTTGAGCGATAGGATGCCTGATATCGACTCGATATCTGTTGCGTTCCCCGTTAAAAGCATGCGGAGTGCTGAACATTTTGTGATGAATGCAACGGAGGAGGAAGCGCGGCGCGGGCTTACTAGAGTGATGGTGGAATTTGGCGAACTCCTGGGTAAGGTAAACAATGCCCTTTCAATCAGTTCAGCAAGATCCAAAGCGTTAACAGCTTCCATGATGAAATAAAAAAAGCCTGGCAAGGAGCCAGGCTGCACAAAAGAGCGGGTTTGTATTCCGCATCCAATCAATCAAGAAGGAGTATAGCACACAGATACTGAAGTGAAAAAATGTGATTCGCGATAAACAAAATATATATCATTGCTCTAATTAATTGCTATAATTGAACCGCAGTTTTTGTCAACTACGAAGACGTTGCCATTACTTCACTCCTTGACATCATTGGCGGCCATTAGGCCGCCTTTTTTTTGCCATATGAAAACAATCGAACAAAAACTTGAACAGCGCCGCGAGTGGCAGAAGGCAGCCAGAGAACGAGCGATCGCTCGGCAACGGGAAAAGTTGGCTGACCCAGCCTGGCGAGAATCGCAATATCAGAAAATGCGGGATTCTATCGACCGCCGTATCGCTAAACAGAAAGAGCGCCCACCAGCCAGCAAAACGCGGAAAAGTGCGGTAAAGATAAAATCTCGTGGCTTGAAGGGGCGAACATCGACAGCGGAGGAACGGAGCATCGCCAATGCTCTTGGCGCTCTCCCCTGCATTGCCTGCTACATGCATGGAGTAATATCTGAAGAGGTATCTCTGCACCATATCTCCGGTCGTACCGCGCCGGGTTGTCACAAAAAGCAATTGCCCCTTTGTAGATGGCACCACCAGCATGCAGCACCGGCTGAAGTAAGAGAAAAATACCCCTGGCTGGTCCCTGTTCATGCCGATGGTGTGGTTGGAGGCAAGAAAGAATTCACCTTGCTGAACAAGTCAGAGATGGAGTTGCTGGCTGACGCCTATGAGATGGCAAACATCATGCACTAATAAATATATTATTTTTAATCTGAAATAATTGACAACTGACAAGTGACTTCAGTCAGAATCATCACATGCCCGGTACGGATGGATCCCTTTTCAAATATTCCATGGACGGCACAGTCTGAGTACCGGGCGCTACCTTCAGTTGTATTGCTAAGCCGCCGCTGGTGGCTTTTCTTTTTTGTAGGGGCGCTATGGATAAGAAAATATGCGTTGTTTCGATGAGCGTCGGCAAACCGGCGTCAATGACTGCTGCATGGATCAACAACGAGCTGATAATGGCTGAGCGGACCAGCTACCCTGAACGCCGCCGCGATATGGAACTCCAGCTGCTGCGCGAATTGCGAGAAAAAGAGGAAAAGGGTTTTATCGTGCTGGTGGAAGAGGAAAACAGCTTTATTACTGGTCGAGTTGGCCAGCGTGTAAGGTTGCGCGATCCCTTCATGAACGGCAGGCCGGTACTAATTGAGGCAATGCAGATTTATAAGGAGCTGGAACGCCAGAAAGCAATCAAGTTACCGCGCAAGGAATCCGGCAAATACATCCTCCACCAAAGCATCTTCGATTCCGAACACGATAAAAAAGGCGATGAATTTTTCAACATCAACTGGAGCGAAATAACGACAGAGCATGTTCTGACGTTACTATGTTGCTTTGCGACGGAATACAACAACGTTGCCAGCGCCGACTACATCAGGGCAATGGCTTGTGAAGTGGATAGTCGTGATGACTCATCGCTGATAGCGTCATATATAAACATCATCAAGAAAACTCAAATTATGGGATGCGCTAGAGTTCCTCAAGGAATACTCACCGGAAAGAATAATATTCTATAACCTACGAAGGTTATTTGTTACTTTCTGCGTAAACCCACAACTCACCTTCCTAAGTTAAGGAAGGTATTTATCATGAAGTTTAGACATAAGCGTATTATTACATGGGATTAACCACAACCTTTCCATATATATCAAGTTTTGATTGTAATACGTTGAGGTGAGACAATTCTTTATTCGAACTAACTTTATCTAAAATTATATTTTTATCTTTTTCAGTCATGTTATACCCTAAGGTAATTTGCTTGAATGCAGAAAAAGGAATTTTCTTTAAGTTAATTTCATGATAGTCATGAAAAACATCAGGATACTCATTTAATAGGCAATCATCAATCGATGGAGAGACAATGCTTCCTATTTTTCTCTCGCAATCAGCCAATGGAAAAATAATTCTACTTTCATTTTCAGGAAGCCACTCTTCACCTTTTGTATAAAGAAGCCTATTAATAAAAAGCTCGCGAACTGAATCTCGATTTAAGATCCCATGCAATGTATTATCTTTATTCTTTATATCTATATTCCTCGATGGCGCAGGATAGCCATTAAATCGCACAGCGCCTTTATAATAGGTTACAGATGCTCTATCTTCTGGATTATAACTAACATCACACGGCCGATATATTTTGAAAAAATCGTGTGTTTCATCGAAAACTACAGCAAACCCCTTTCCTATCGATGCATAATGAGTCCACATGTGTAGATTGCAATCACTTTTTGATAGAGAGAACACACCAAGATGACAGCTTACGGCTTCTACTAAATAATCGTTAAGGTACGTTACTATTTCTTGGAGTTTAGATTCATCATATGAATCCATTGAGGTAAAACCTTCATTGATTAACAAGTGTGGAAAATCCTCTCCGTATCGTTTCCCGCAAGGTTTTAAATAATACTCTAACTCTTGTATAGATGGGACATAAGATGGATCTCGTTGCATTTTCTTAAATTCATTTCTAGCCCATGCGTAATCGGCTGGTGAAAATTTATTAAAAAATGGAAGAAGTCGCGACTCACTCGACGGATCATTAAGATACTTTGGTTGCGTTGCTCTAAAGAAACCATCCTCCAGACAAGATGTTCTAATGTGCATGCCCGGCCAAGGTTTATCCATATAACTCTCGCCTATATATTTAACTAACACTGTATATCGATCCTGTTGTTTAAGCCCATATCATATGGGCTTTAAATGATTATTAATCAGCATTCAGAAGCAATGCGTTATCTATGATGATCTGCTCCCATTCTTCGAATGCCCGATCGCGGACACCTTGGGGAACACTGTTAGTTTTGAAATCGACGACCGTCCGCCATTTCCCGTCCGGGCGGTACATGCGCAGAGCTTTACTTCCCCCTTCCCTGCGCACCTCAACGTTATGCTTGTCAGCAAACTCTTGTAATGCTCGTAGCGTCCCATGCTTTACTGTGTAGTATCGCTTTTTCAAGTTTTCTCTCCAGCCTGTGCTAAGGCTTCAACTTCCAAATCGTAAGACTCAAACTCATAGTCCTGGTCGTCAACCTCTTCAGGTACTGGCAGTAAATGCCAGGCTGAGTATATCTGACCATTATCAAAACGCTCCTGGCTGTAGAGCGTCGCGGCTATGAGCGTCAGCGCCGGGCGGTCATAACGGTAAATTTTGCGAACGTCACGGTCAACGAGACGACCGAAATTACCATAACCGCGCTCCAGTAATAATTTTTTAATTTCCGGCCAGTATGGACCATAGCTGCGGTACAGGCGGGGATTTTTCAGTAATCGCCCGCGTAGCCCTGACAGGAAGAAATCAACGTATTCGTCTTCTGTCTTTCCTAACAACGCTGTACGGAGTACCGCCTCAAGATATGTTTTATTCGGTTTTATTGTATCAGATAGTGTGGCCATATTATGCGACGCCCGGCGAACCGGGCGCTCCTGTTATGCGTATTGTTGGATGACGGCCAGAACGTCCGCCACGTTGTGTTTTGTCTCGATAATCCACCAGTTACCCGGGAAATCGCTGTTCTTCGCCTTCGCTGGCAGCCAGCGAGCGCCGAATTTCGCCTTGATTGCGTCTTTCGCACGGAAAAGAACGCCTTTCATGCCTGAGGCTTCCTGAAGCCCAAATACCTCGCCAGCGGCGAATTTTGGTGCGTACATCATCTTCAGGTCGGCGGTGGATACGCGATAATTCAGACCAAGAGACTGAGCTATGCTGGTGGCATCACCCTGTATTGATGATAACTCTTCTTGTTTCTCGTTTCTGGCGGCAATCTCTTCCTCCGTGATGTTGCCAAGGGCCAGGTTTATCCGATCAGCGTCGGCCTGTTTCTCTTCATCGGTGCGCCCGGCAAGAACCGTGTTAATTCTCTGCAATATCTCCACATGATTCTTGCGCATGCTGAGCAATTCCGGCGTAACCTCGTTAAGATCCACCAGCCCAAGGATGGCAAGGTCGGAAAACATTGATACCAGGTTGTAGGTCATGCGATAGCTGAGTTGACCATAGGCTGATGGCAACTTCACCGCATCCATTTGATAGGCATCCATAAATTTAGAGCCGTCGTTTACGACATCCGCTATTGCAGGTGTGATTTTCCCTGTGGTGGCGGCCTCCCTGATTGCTGTTACCCACGATTGAGTCAGCGCGGCGACTGCATGATTCAGATTGGCTTCCCGTTCTGCTGCGATGCGCGCGCTTGCTGCGTCCATTGCCTGCTTGATCTCGGCTTTATTGCTGTAAATGCCAATGGTGCCAAACTGTGCTGTGGTGATCTCATAATCTGACGCCCGGAACTCATTGGTACCGAAAATGGCATTGGTGACTTCAAGTTCAGAATCCCCGTTACGAGTAGCCCCCTGGCTTGTTTTTTCCGGCATTCTGGCGATCGCATCCGCTATTTTCTCCTGAATTGCTTCAGGGGATAGCGTATCTCCGTATGACGCGATTACATCGCCATAATTGGAGCCAAACAATTCAACCAGGAATGTTTCTGCCGAACGGATCTGGCGGTTATTCCCTTCCGACATCATACCAAGCACCCATTTTGCAATTGACGACTTCAGCGCGCCGTCACGGCGATCCGGGTAAACCGCATGCTTCAGTGGGTCCGTATAGGTACCAACAAAATCAATGCTATAGCCTGACTCTGTAGTCTGAACGCCGTATGAGTCAGTGATTTTGATCATGCCGCGCTGCTGGAAACGGTAGAAATCGTCACAGGAAATGATGTCGTTAATCCCGGCGATGGAGACGCCACCACTGATTTTCTGCATAACAGCATCTTCATCGGGAGTTACATCAACCTGTTTATCCAGCGTCTTCACATCCCAGTTACCCGATTTGGTGCCTTTGAAGGTAAAGATGATCTCCACGTCTGCGCGCTGGCTGTCGAAGTCCAGCGACTTAATGCGAACGATATCACCGGCACAATCATAGTATTGGCCTACACGCCATGAGCGATCGCCGATAACAAGGAACTCATTCGCATGGTTAACCAGATCAGGATCAACATCCAGAATGCCTTTATTTATTGCATCCTCCACCAGCGGGCGCAGGCGTTTGATATCCGTCGCGGCCTTCTGAGTACGGTTCAATAATTTCTCATAGCGGGAGATGGCCTGAGAGATATTAGCCTTGCGCTGAATGGCGCTTTTCAACGACGCGCGATACTGTGCTAACAACATACGGTCTGTGTGATGGACGCTACCCCAGCGGGCTTTCCAGTCTGCGTTATCAGCTGCTTTGGCCATTACCGCCTGTTTGAATTTAGCTACCTCGGCGGTGGTCTTTTCAAGTTCCGCTTTGCTTCGCTCTAATTCAGCGGTAAGTACCTCCACATCCTCGCCAGCTGCGTGCTGCGCCTTGATGTAGTTCTGAAGGTCGATAGTAGCCTGTTCTTTCTGGCGAGCGCGTTGCGCGGCTTTCGCCTTATCCATTTGAACCTGCATCATTGCCAGACGTTCGCCATCATCCTTAGCGGTATACATCTGCATTTCGATCATATCGTTGGCGTCGGCGTTCTCCATTTCAGACTTATCTGAGCGGAGGATATCGGAGATCCAGCCTGCTTTACGCTTCAGCGTCTTCAGTCGGTATTCATCGAAAGAACCCTTGCCGCAGTAGTAGTGAACGCGAACGCTTGCACGGTTGGAACCAACTCGGGCACCGCGACCGTTACGCTGTGCGATACTGGCTGGTGTCCATGGCAACGTCAGATGATGGATGTCAGTCGTTCCTCGATGCAGGTTGATACCCACCTCTGCCTTTTTGTTGCAGATGATGATCGGAGTCCGGCCCTCCTGGAAGTCGGCAGCAATCTTTTCCAGCCCGCCCAGCGACATTTCATTTTGCTGCGCGATATAGGCGTCATACAGAGCCATTTGCTCGTTGTATTTCGCTATCTGTGCATCTGTTGGTTCATCCGGTAACTCTTTCGGCGGTTTAACCGCTTTCAGTTTCTTACCGGTTTTACCTGCCTCGGCAACCGTCTGAGCATTCAGGATCCCCACCTTTGAAGGTTCAAGGTTAAGAGCATTGCAGATAATGCGCTTGAGCTTCTGGTGCTGCGTTTTTTCATCGGTGAAGATGATTTGCTTACCTTCCGGGAAAAACTCCTTCAGCGTGGCGATCAGCTTCGCGTATTTTGGTGTAACGGGGTGAGTTACGGTCTGTTCGTCAATGCCAAACCTGGCCAGGCGCTTATTCACTTCCTGCTCGAACGCTTCCGGAACCTGCAACTGAATAAACTCGCCCTTATCTATCAGGGAGTATTGCGATTGCTGCGTGATTGAATCATCACTGTCGTCGTCTTCGCTGGTGGCTTGTTTAGGCAAACTGTCCGCCAGCTGCTGCACCGCATCGGCGTACTCCGGCAGGAAACGATAGGTGATCCGGCGATAGTACAGGTCCATGTCAGTACATACGCGGTCCATATCCCTGATTATTGAGAAGATCGGACGGGCTTTCTCGTGCTCAATCACGCCGTCTTCATTGACCGAGGTCGTTACGCCATTGTTGGCTTTGGCTGCCGCTTCCGCCTGCTGACGCAATTCTTCATACGCCGCCAGTTGTTCTTCAGTAAGTGGCGCATCCTGCTGGTGTTCGTCCAGCTCCGGGATCTCCACGGTATCCTTAACGTCTTCCGCTGTTTTAAGCGTTGTCCAGCGATGGAATATGCCGCGCAGCGCATCAAGGTTTTCAAAGCCCACCAGCGCCATTTTTTCTTCAACTTCACCGCTGATTTTCTGTACCGTTTCCAGCCTGGTCTTGCCGAAGAATTTAACGAAGTCATCAGGACCGTAGATCCCCATCTTCTGCCAGTATTCTTTCGGCAGAACATGAGAAAGCATGTTGTATGCATCGATCGGGGTGTTAACGACTGGCGTTGCAGTCAGGAGAACCGGTCCGCGCCCGCCATTCTTTTTCATCAGGTACGCGTTTTTGATTGCCATATCTCGCGCCGATTGCGCCACCGCGCTGGTGGGCAGATAGGCCAGCTGTGACGCTTCGCGACCATTTTTATAGCTATTGCGGTAGTTGTGGCCTTCGTCGGCGATCACGCTGTCGAAGCCCATATCCTCAAAGTACGGATACTTCTCTGCTTTTTCGGTACCGGTATCTGAATACTCCGACAATACCCGGCGACGCGCCGCCTCTTTGCGATGGGAATCGGAATCCATTGCGCTGGCTACGCGCCCGGCGGCAACGAAGTCATAAAGCATATCCTGTGCATGCTCATCTACGGTGTCATCACGTAGCGGAATGCGGGCGTATTGTTCTTTGGTAAACACGACTGCACGGTAATTTGAGTGCGGGATCGCATTCATCCGCGCCGTGATAGTGGCTTCATCTGCCAGCTTAAGAGCATCGCGCATAACTGGAGTGCCATCAGTACCAAGAACAGGTTTACCGTTCTCATCGAGCACCGGCACCTGGCGAATCTGATCGCCATCCATCAGCACATCAAGACCGACGAACAGGTAGTTACTGAATGCCTCTTCACTCAGGAACTCTTTTGCTTCGTAATACCAGTTTTCCAGCACTGATTTAGGCACTACATAAGCAGTACGGGTGGAGCGACCGTTCTCATAGTTGAACGCCTCAAGCGCCAGCGCGGTCGTGGTTTTACCCAGCCCGGTGCCGAAGCCCAGGATGCCGCGCCCATCTTCGGACAGTCGGCGCACCTCGCTATTCTGGTAATCAAATGGCTGGCGCTTACCGCTTAATCCCTTCAACCCAAGCGGATCGCCAGAGTGTTCATACGGGATATTGCTATTGAACACATCGTTGTATTTGGCAACCAGCTCATCGTAGCGATCGTGCGTCTTGATCCACTTATTGAACTGGTCCTCAAGCAGTGCCATCTGCTCGCGGTAGCCGTTCGCCGTCGCGCTATCTTTGCCACCGATACGCGCACCATTGAGATACTTTTCCAGCTGTGCCGGGAACCCGGTCGCGTTTTCACCTGATTTACGGTCCCACTCGTAGCGGATCTCGCCTGTTTCTTTATCCTTGCGCTGGACGACACCGTATCGGTGCCCGACGAACAGACCATCACCACCGTGATAGGTGTCAGAAACCATTTCGTCGCCTTCCAGCTGCACTGACTGCACATAGCGCAGATCCGGATAGCCGTTTTCCTGCAAAAATTCCAGAATGACGGAACGGTCGAACCAACGGCTATTGAGCTTAAACCGGATATTCTCTGCTGGCGTCTTGATGCGCTTCTCTTCGATCGCTGCCAGCTGATTAAGGACGTTGTTCTTTACTGGACCGTCGGTGAGCGTGGCGAGGAATTCCTGTTTTGGAGCCACTATCTCGTTAATGTCGCCGCTGGTGGCGCGGGCGAACGGAACAATCCCGCCATACGGTGAAACCGCAATGCCAGGGGTGCTGGCCAATAAATTAAGCAACTCGTCATCACTGGCTGGCAGTTCGCCGGTAAACGCAAGGCGGAAATCATCGAGCTGGATTGGATCGCGAGTGAGATCACTGTAGAGATAACGCAGGGTGTCCTGATAGCTGGTGGAGTCATAACTGGCGCTGGAATCATGCGTAACCAGTTTTCCTGTCAGCTCGTCAGAAATAGTGCCATCCAGCTTAATTGCACCACGGAAAGCAAACCAGGCGCGCGCACCGCTTCCCGATAATTTAGCTATCGGACCGCGACCGGGGTTACCAAAACGGTCAATCTCTGCCTGCAAACGGGATACCAGAGAAAGGCGCTGCTGTTCGATTTGTTCAGCACTATGCCCGGCGGCCTTCATATCCTGATATTCAATTAACATCCGGCCAATCATCGCCCCGCGATACAAGCGTTCACGGTATTTTTCAGGCTGGCTGTTAATCCAGTCCACCAGCTGCACCATATCGTCGCTGATTGATGTGGTGTACTTATCGCGGACATTTGCCATCTGGGTAAATGTCATACCGAGACGGCCTTCTGTTGTAGTCAGGTTACGCTGAAGAGCCTCCCAGCTGTCCGCGCCATAACTGGCAACATCAATCTTCAGCTCCTTCCCGGCATCAGATTCAATCCAGCGACCACCAGCATATTTTTGCCATACGCCATTAATCAGGCGCATTTCCCCTTCATCAACAACATCTGCGGTCGGTGACGGTTCAGCCATATCGAGCAAATACCAGTCGATACGGCTTTCGAAACAATGAATCAGCTTCGCTTTAAGAGCCTGGTTATCAATCTGACCGTCGGCACGAACCTCAATACGCCCCTGGAAGCCCTTTTCCTGGGTGCCATGAACAAACCGGCGGCCGTCCTTTTCAAACCACTTGCCAGAAATAAACGTTGGCCAAAGCACATTTGCCGATTCGAGAGTGCTTTCATGCACCAGGGGGATTTTCTCAGCCATCTCTGCCGGATGTTTGCGCATCAGCACCACATCAACGACTGTACTGGTCCCGTTTGCGTCAAAAGTACCGGTAGGCAAGCGGTGAGCGCCAAGAAATTCAGCTTTACGGGATAAGCGCAGGCGTAACCGCTTCATGTTTGAACCTGAAACAATGGACGGCGGCACAATCACACACATGAATCCGCCAGGTTTTATCTTGTCCAGCATGCGGAGCATGAAGTAAGACCCCATGTCCGTTTCTTCTGCGTAAGGCTTATCGATGTTGCGTGTGTTATCACGACCGCCGAACGGAACGTTACCCACAACATGGTCGAATGAATCGTTAGGCGTGCTTACAGCCAGTTGTTCGAACGGGGAAATCTGTACGCTGTCTTCCGGATGTAACAGCTGGTTTATACGACCGGAAACACTGCTGATCTCAGTCGCGGTCATCACCGTACCAACCGGTTTTGTCTCATTAAAAACGCCGGTGCCCGCCGATGGTTCCAGAGTGTTACCTACGTCCGCGCCGTAGAGCTTCATGATCTCCCAGACACCTTCAGCGATCGGCTTTGGTGTGTAATATTCGGAGACGGACCCGCCAATGCCGCCTTCACCGGTGTACCCAGCCAGGATCTGGCGCTGTTCATCTGTCAGTGTCGCGCCGTCCACCAGCGAATTAAGCAAATCTATCGCCTTCTGATTCGCCTCCCGGCGCAGTCGGTCATAGCTTTTGCCTTCCACCTTTTCCACGCCGTATTTAATCGGCGCTCGGTGAGATGTTATTGCCCTAATGTATTTCAATATTTCGCTGACACTTGAACAGCGAAACACCCCCATAGATAGCTTGTTCATTGGTAATCCTTAACAAGTGACTAGTGTTAAATTCCGTTCAAACACGATGTGAATTATTCTAATTAAGGTTCAATCTTGGCAGACAATAAAATCACGCTATCCTCGGTCAGGAAGGCGCTGGCGGGGGTTTTTAAAGACAACGGAGAACGGGACAACATCCTCCTGTCCGCGCTGGCTGTGCACGGCGGAAGTGGGTATTTGTTTTCTCGCGCAGGGGCACCGGTACAACTGTCCGGCTTCTTAGGCGGCAAACCGGGCGATAGTGGCATGGCTGGCGATGGGCTGGTGGACGGAAGTCGCTTTATCTTTGATGAAGTTCAACTGCCAGAAGATCGCTTGCAACGCTATCCGCTACTCGAAGAGATGGCGGTTTACAGCACGATCGCCACCGCGCTGAACATCCATATTACGCACGCGCTCTCTTTCGATAAGAAGACCGGACAAACCTTCTCTATCGTGCCGGTACATAACGGAAACGATAGTGACTATGACGCCGCGCAGGCGTTGTGTTGCGAGCTGATGAACGACATCGGGCGAACCATCAACAAAGAGGTCGCCGGATGGGCATTTATCATGTCTGTATTTGGGGTGGCTTATGTCAGGCCATACGCCAAAGAAGGCATAGGGATCACGTCTTTTGAGTGCTCCTATTACACCCTTCCGAGCTTCATCAAAGAGTTCGAGGTCAGCGGCAACCTGGCGGGATTTAGCGGCGATTATCTGAAGGACGCGTCAGGGAAAATGGTTTTCGCCGATCCGTGGGCCATTATCCCTATGAAAATCCCCTACTGGCGGCCTAAGTCAAACCTTATGCCTGTGCACACTGGCCATAAAGCATACAGCTTGCTGGATAATCCGGAAGAGCGCACGCCGATTGAAACCCAGAATTACGGGACCAGCTTGCTCGAATACGCTTACGAGCCGTACATGAATCTGCGTTCAGCGATCCGCTCGCTGAAAGCAACGCGTTTTAATGCGTCGAAAATTGACCGAATCATCGGCCTGGCGATGAATAGTCTGGATCCGGTTAAAGCAGCCGATTATTCGCGCACCATTACTCAGACGCTTAAACGAGCAGCTGACCTGATGGAAAGACGCGCACGTGGCGCGAATAACATGCCTACGGTAACCAATACCCTGCTGCCTATTATGGGCGACGGCAAGGGACAGATGACTATTGATACTCAGACCATCCAGGCTGACATCAACGGCATTGAAGACATTCTCACCTATATGCGCCAGCTGGCGGCAGCACTTGGCCTCGATTACACCCTCCTGGGGTGGGCAGATCAAATGTCCGGCGGGCTTGGTGAAGGTGGATTCCTGCGCACGGCAATTCAGGCCGCCATGCGTGCCTCATGGATCCAGCAGGGCGTAGAAGAGTTCATTCAGCGGGCTATCGATATTCATCTTGCTTTCAAGTACGGTAAGGTATACCCGGAAGGTGATCGCCCGTACAAAATCGAATTCCACTCCGTTAATACCGCTCTGCAACAAGAGCACAACGACAACCGCGACTCGCAGGCGAACTACGCCACCATCGTTACGCAAATCCTCGATGCCGTCAGCAATAACAGCGTACTCGCCAATTCCGATGCATTCAAACGTTACCTGTTCAGCGATGTGCTGGAGATTGACGAAAAAATCTCTGAAGCACTGGTGAACGAACTGAAAGCGAAAAGCGAGGACGACGATCACCTGATGGATTCCATCATCAAAACACCGCCACAGGAACTGGCGCAAATCCTTGAATCGGTCTTTAAAGAGGGAAACGATAATGACTGATGTTTTGAAAACGGTCACTGACCGCTTTTGTCTCTATAGCAATGCTCGAAAAGGTCGCCAGAACGGGCGACAGTATGTATTAAGCGCGGTAAAGACCATGCTTGAAAGCAAGGAAACTCAGGAAGGTTTACGCCTTGGTGAGCTTTTCGGCTATTACGGTCACGGTCGCCGACAGCTGACTGGCAAACTGGAAGTACCAGAAACCAGCGTGATCATGGTGGAAGGTCGCCCGGTCGTAATCGACAATGTTCCAGCGTGCCGCACAGTGGCTATATCTGTTGACGACAACGGCATCGTTACCCATACACAGGAAATTCTTAACACAGAGCCGGGTAAAATTGTCGCCGCGATGATCGAAAGCCGAGCTGGTGGCTGGAGCTGGGCCACTGGCGGGCGCGAGTCCGGGAAAATCGCTGTAACCACCAGCTTCCATGGTGTGGATTATGTGACAACGCCGAACTATATCAGTCTGGATCATCCTGCCAGCGCCGGAATGTTTGAAAGCGCGGATTCTAAATCTTTACTGGCAGAGTCCCTGGCGGCGCATGGGTACTCCGACGAGTCAGTGCAGGCCGTTATATCCCATTACGGCAAAATGGCTGAACTGGAAATGATGGTGGAGGCGACAGAGCGTACGGCAGAACTGGAAACTGCACTACTCGAAAGCCAGGGCCGCCACCTCGAAGCAATGGCCAAGATCGCAGATGCTGAAGCGCGAATCGCTTTGCTGGAGAAAACAGCGGGTATCCGCGACGATGTGCTGGCAGCAATGCAAGACGAACTGGATAACCTCCCGATCTTCGTCTCCGCCGCCCAAAAAGACGCATTCCGCCTCAAAGAACCTGGTGATGCAAAAATCGTTGCCACACTTTTCGAATCTCTGATCAAAGTTGGCGCACGCAACTTGCCTGTCACCAAGAAAATTAAGGAGGTTCCGCAAGCGGCTAACGTCCAGGCACCGCGTGAGACAAGCATCATCACGTTTAATAATTCAATCAATCCGTTTAAATAACCACCAAAAATAACCCCGGCAGCTGCCGGGGTTCTCGTTAACTATTATCGCCTTCGCCTGCGTGCCATATATTTGCGCACCGCGCGGCGTGGACAATCTGAAGCGGTTTCTTTCTGCTGCATCAATCTTGCAGCCATGCTCAAAAATGTCAGGCACAGCCGAAGCCCTGCATACAATAGCGGTTCCAGTGGCCACGTCTCATTGAGCACATATACCGCCATGAAAATCGAGTCGAAAACTATCGCCGCCAGCGATAACTTCATTGTCGAAAGTCGGCGGAGCTGCCGGAGTTTATTCATTGACCAGTCCCGTCAGGCAAAGCTGGCGTTCTTTTTCACGGCGAATCTTTAAACCTCGCAGGGGCACGCCGTTACTGTTCACGAAATCAGGGAGATGGTTACACATATTCACCCATTCCCCTTTCTGCGCCCACTTGTGGATGGACGTTTCGACTCGCATGCCTCGCGCTTTGCTGTAGTAGGTCCGTAAGCTATTGCATCCCATATTGAATGCCGCGCTTGTCATTGCGCTGAAGGCATTATCGGGCATGTCTTTGCCCCGGAAGTGCTGATTAATACAGCGTTCAGCGATCAGGATATTCTTTTCCCAATCAGCGGCGATTTGCTGGTCGGTTTTTCGCACACCCGGCGTTACCCCGTGTGTATTACCGATCCCGTCAGTCCATACCCCCGCCGGGCACATGTATGGATCACGTCGGCAACCTTCAGCGTTACCAATCAGCTCAAGCCCCGCCTGGTTGGTTCGCACATTGCCATTACCCATTACGATGGTAATCATCACCGCGATAGCGCAAATTGCACCGCCTCCTGCGGCTGTTTTTCCCTTCATAAAGACCTCATAAGCGAATTTTTACGCTCCAGGACAAACACCCATTCACAGCCAATACTGACTGACTCGATCCCTTTAGAAGACACAGGATAATGCAAATCACTTGTTAGCTACGTTTCAAAGATATACATTATTGCTCTAATTAATTTATTTTATTAGGTAAGATAAGTGGCACAACGCGGTGTAAACAAAGTCATCCTGATTGGTACCCTGGGGCAAGACCCGGAGATCAGGTATATACCAAATGGCGGCGCGGTCGGAAGACTCAGCATCGCAACGAATGAATCATGGCGCGACAAGCAAACGGGCCAACAGAAAGAGCAAACAGAATGGCATAAAGTCGTTTTGTTCGGAAAACTTGCTGAAATTGCGAGTGAGTATTTACGAAAAGGTTCTCAGGTCTACATCGAAGGGAAACTTAAAACCCGTAAGTGGACAGATGACGCCGGTGTAGAACGTTACACGACGGAAATTATCGTCAGCCAGGGCGGCACCATGCAAATGATCGGCGCTCGCCGTGACGATTCACAGTCCTCAAATGGCTGGGGGCAATCAAACCAACCTCAAAACCACCAGCAATACAGTGGTGGCGGTAAACCTCAGAGCAACGCTAATAACGAACCCCCAATGGACTTTGACGACGATATTCCGTTTTGAATGTGTAAAAAACGACTGAAAGAAAAGCGGTGGTCCAGACGCCGACAAAAGCACGAACTCGCAAACAAACGCCAAAGTTGGCAATGGCACGCGCTTTTCACGAAAAGAACACCCCGAGATATTGCTTTCGCTGGTGGGAAAACATTCCTGACCCACCTGAAGGCGCAATACATCAGTTTTTAAGCAGAGAAAAGACTATGACAGCACAAAATACTAAAACCATTCAATACCGCCTACGTAATGGCCAGAGTGTCGAAGTGACCATCAATAATGATGGAGTGCCAGGCGAAAAGGTTTCTATCTCCGATCTGGCTATCGAAAAAACCATCATGTGCCACCTTGGCTTTACTGAAGAAGTGAGCAAAAAGCATGGTGTAGCTATCTGGCGCACAATGGATACTGGAATGCGCAGATTCATTACTGCTCGTACCCCTGGTATGACCATGATGGACCTCATGCAGATTGCGCCGCTGTTTGAGTGTGAACCTTTGGATGTATTCAGCAATCCAGCTATCTGCCAGCAGTTATATGGTGAGATGAAACTCGCGGTTACCCCCATTGTGCTGCATGAAGGATCGCTTGCTGGCGTATGGAAAGTAGAGCGAATTTCAAGCTACATGCCCTTCCACTTCCATGTCAACGGCGTAATCACTGGTGAAAATCAACCTGTTTCCGTTACAAAGTCAGACCTCAAGCGCGCAATTCTTGAAGCAAGTTGTCGAGTTATCGGCCTGGGCAAACAGTCTTATGTTTGCTTCCCCGCAGGCCCAGAAGGCCCGGCTGAAATACTGACGATGGATGCCGATCTGCTCTGGCAAATAGAGTTTATGATTGGGAAAAGCATCATCCGAGCTGAAGAACTCGATCAGTACATTACCTGCACGATGACGGATGAAGTCAAAAGTGTGGCTATAGCCAATGCCAGGAACCTGTGTCGTACTGCATTGGCAGAGCTGCAAGAAAACACCACGGAAGAGGTGGAAAGTGATTAATTTTTACTAGAATAAAAAGGGGTGCCAGAGAGCACCCTGATAATACGAAATTAAAGGGAAATAAATTACATGAAGTGTAATTCTTTGCCCTCTGGGTAATGACTCAAACTTATTGATAGTGTTTTATGTTCAGATAATGCCCGATGACTTTGTCATGCAGCTCCACCGATTTTGAGAACGACAGCAACTTCCGTCCCAGCCGTGCCAGGTGCTGCCTCAGATTCAGGTTATGCCGCTCAATTCGCTGCGTATATCGCTTGCTGATTACGTGCAGCTTTCCCTTCAGGCGGGATTCATACAGCGGCCAGCCATCCGTCATCCATATCACCACGTCAAAGGGTGACAGCAGGCTCATAAGACGCCCCAGCGTCGCCATCGTGCGTTCACCGAATACGTGCGCAACAACCGTCCTCCGTATCCTGTCATACGCGTAAAACAGCCAGCGCTGGCGCG